GGGAACATTCTAATGGAACCATACCTTCACAAGTTAATGTATTTGTTAAACCTGAAATAAAAGGATCTTCATCTTTTTGTTCACCCGATGGTAAATCAAAACCAGCAGATATAATAGGTTCAGTTGGTGTACCGTCAATTTTATATACAGTAAAATTATTATTTTGGTGTAATGCATATCCGGTTCTATTCTGAACACCATTTTCAATTTCGGTTGAAGTTGGTAATCTATCACTCCTCATTACAATATTTGTACTTTCGAATGTGACAGGTGTAAGACCATATCGGTAATACGCTGGTGAATATAAAGCAGATATATTACCTCCTACGTTTACATCATTAAACCAACCATCTTGAGTATTATAATATTGTTCTTTTTGACAATCTTGGTCACATCCTTGCACTCCTGAATTTGTATATATGATTTTTGTTGGTGCTGAATTTAAATTCCAACCCAAGAATGCCCCACCACCAACATATTGAGTTGGTGCGGTTTGTTGTCTTGGTATAGTATAATTAGATGATGCGTCAACTTGATATAAATTACCATTTCCTAACGGACCTATAGTTATTTGTGAAGTAGTCTGCCAAGTTGGTAGTACTGGTGTATAAGAATCAACATTGGAAACGTTAGTATCGTCAGTGCATAAATAGAAATATGGTAGATTAGATGTGAATGCGGTAAATTTTGTCGTATCAGGCGTAAAAGCAAATGACGGAAAATACAAATTAGAAACATTATTTGTTGGGCTAACGTGACTTACAGGTTTATTACCTGATGCAAATGTACTATAACCTTGTATTGGTCTATTTAGATAATATGATCCTTCTACCGTCACATTTCCAAATGATGAAAACCCAAATATTTTTGATAAATCATACTTTATAGTTTGTTTAGGTGTGAATGGGTCGACACCTCTTACAAATATACAAACTTCATAAGCTTCATAACCCTGCATTAATGTTATTACATCATTTATAGTCCAACTACTAAATGCAGTTGCGTTTAAGGGAGGACAATCAGGTGTGAGTATACTCACATCGTGTCTTAAATACTGATTAGGAAAATACCCTGATGTTAGTTGATCAATACCTATAAACTCATTTACAGTAAGACCTGTTATTAGTTGGAAATACTCAATGTCGGTTGCAAACTGTAAGTAAGATTCTTCGACATTTGGGTTACCAACGACAGGTAATTGACTAACTTGTGGTAGATTAAGTACGATGTTTGCAGTTAAATTATTTTGTGGATTAGTAGGATCCGCATATTGTACTGATGCCGGTAATGAGTTCCCTGTCAGTGTTGTACCTGTTATTGAGTTAGTACCAAACTGATTAAGTGTTGCCCCTGTTAAGTTAATTAAACGATTCAAAGATTGAGCGTCAGTGTAATTTGGGTTTTGAAACGAACATACATTACCAATACCAATTTGTCCTGATGCGCCACCACCCATAAGTACAACAACTACTTGATCTGTAAATGGTTGTGATGGTGTTCCAGGGTTAACTAAAGTTTCTATTTGATTGACCGCACCTCCAAAATTGAAGTATTTATCCCTCGTATTAAAATCGTTTAATTGTTGTGGGAATGTCTTAGAAAGTGGGTAAGCAAAGAATCTTCTATCAGGTACAGTTCCTGGTACACCAAACGGTTTATCAGTCGCCCATAAAAATGGTTGTGGTGCGTGTAATAAATACTGTTCATTATCGTATAACCTATTTGGGTTAGTAGAGGATATTACGTCATACCCTGAAATTACTCTAGCTAAATCTAATGAGGCTTGTATGGCTAAATCCGAAGTAATATTTTCATCCGCAATTTCAGACGCAAATGTTTTAAACATCCCAGTAATATCATTACAATCAAATGGATTGTCGTCAGGACTATCAGGTGGTCCTGATAAGTTAGGGTGATCAATGATATATGATCCGGCAGAGTTTACAGGTGCTATAATACTTAAGGCAGGTACTAAAGTGTAATTGTAAAAACTACTTGATCCACCTTGAGCCGCCGCATCAATTTCATCATTAACACTATTAATGTCGAAATTATCATCCATCTCAGCATTTTTACAGTCACAATCACAACTAGTACAATCAGGGTAAGCAATCATCGGTAGTGATATTCTTGGAAACCCTTTTATTTTGATTGCAGCAATAGTTGCAAATGCGAAAAATGCCGCGGCCAATGCGAATTTAAATGCTGCAACAGCTATCAAGAAAATACCCGTAAATATCAACCGAATACCTTCCAATAACCATCCAACGTTAACGGATGGAAAACCAGCGTTAATTATACCAGCACCGGCACTGATTGCCGCAACACCATTTTGTATTGAGTTGAATAACGCGACTCCGGCTTCATAAGTCAGATAGATACTCAAAACAATCAATACGTATTTCAGTATTGGCCACATGAAAGAAATGAAATGGGCAACAAATAGTAGAACTAAAAGTGGGAATGTTAAAACGTTAATCAATATGTTAAACACAAAAAATATTGGGTCAAAGTTTCTAATTATATCGTTAACAGGAAAAGTATTGACTGTTGATTTACAAGTTCTATTGTCAATTTCTTTAATACCTAAATGTTTAGCTCTACCGAGACCATTCTTGTATCTATCTAAGAACATTGCAGTGGTATAAACCTTATTATATTTGAACTCGTAAAATGTGTCCTCACAATCTATTGCTTCTTGTGGATTAACATAATCGTCCCAATCCAAGCTGAAAGCATATGATTTCAAAAGGTTAAATAGATTTTCGGGGTAAACCTTAAATGTGAAATCTTGTGTAACGTTAGGGTTTACGGGTGTACCTACAATTTGAATTGTATCACCAACATTAAATGGTATTGAATTTTGGGATCCTGTATAAAGAACACCATTCAAATATATTTCATACGATGAGTTGTTAAGTGATGTTTCAAATGAGATCCCCACATCAAAACCAAATGATTGTATTTCTGTGGCACCTGTAATCAATGCTGGTTGGATTTGATAGGTATAGGATTGTGTTGCTTGATCAAATGGATCATCGTCAGAAGCGGACCAACCATATTCTTTAACATTTGGTATTAAGAAATTCGCTCTTTGGAAGTTATTTTGTAATCCTTCCTCATTCTGCCATTTTATTTTGAACCTGTATTTACCTTTAGTTGGTATACCTTTGCTTGGGTCATCTGATAAAACCTGTTCACCGAACTCGTTTGTGAATACATAATCTAAATTCATAGGTACATTCAGAACATATGTACCATCGGCATCAATAACTTTACCTCCTTGTTCAACCTGATATACCTCTAATATAGGTAACCCTAGATCGTCTGAATTGATTGTTTGTCGAATTGCTTGTATTTCACCAGGTCCAGCAACTAACTCACATAAATTACCCGTATTATTTTTTGGTTTACAACTAACTTTCAGAGCGTCGTCATCCGTTGTGGATAAAATTGAACCCATGAATATTGAGGTAGGTTGTATATTAATATTTGCTTGTTTAGTTAAGTCAAAATCAACTCTTGTGATACCAACCTGACACAATTCCTGATCACCCCAAAACGGAGCAACATCAACATCAAATACTAAGTTTTTAATTTGAGGTAACTCTCTCAAGTTTGTTGAGGTTTTAAACGTAGACCCATTAACTTGAGTTTCAGTTGCTAATCCTTGTTGTATTAAATCTTGTGGTGATAAAGAGAAACAACCAATATCGGATAAATCAACATCCATTACGATAGTTTGATTACCAATCGGAACTCCGAAAATCATAAAGTCACCACTATCATTTGTCGTTACAGTAAATCTATAGTATTTGTCGTAAACTTCAATGTAAGATTGGTCCATTAAAACATCAGCGACATTTGGAAAAGTACCTGTTGATTGATGTCCTTTATATGATGGTAGTTTAGGTAACAAATTATACCTATAACCTTCTTCGTTTGTGTCAGTTATAGTCCTATATGGATATAACTCAGAAATTACAGGGTCGAGCTCATCCGCATCATCCAAAGGGATAAAAACAGAAACCTTAGCGTTTGGTAATCCAAACCCATTATTAACAAAAACACGACCGACTACAACTCCGTAATCAGCACACATTCTTGAGTATAAATCGTTTGCAAGAATCTTTAAAGATAGTACTTCCAAAGATTCCCAATCTTGTTCTAAATTGACATTAATATATTTGTCAACACCGACTTCGGTTCTTATTCTATATGATTTGGGCATTAAAGATTTCGTTTTTTCATAAATAGTTTATTTCCTATTTTAGAAAAAATAATCTTATTTTGAGAAAAATAAATTACTATGAGAAGTTTACCGATTTTAAGTTCAATACCCTTACATTAATATCCTTATTTGGGTATCTAATTTGGTAAGTTTGTGTTGGTGTTGCAAACAAAGTATCTGCGGTTGGTTGTATTTGTCTTGTTACTGGATCTGAATATGGCATTGATGTTTGAGCCGAAGAATATTGACCCCCAACTTGATTGAAGAATAAAACATCAGAAACACTAACAATACCGTTTTCAGATTGGAGTATTCTTCTTAATTCGGAAATATTTACGTTTTGACCTAACTCTCTAACCAAAGGATTAAAGAACTCACTAACTAATTGGATTACTTTAGCAATAACCGCACCTTGATTTTGACTGTTATCTAATACAACATCCACAGTAACAGATAGATCTATAGTTTCTGCTGCTTCAATAGAAATGTAGTCATTTATCATTCGATAATTTGAAAGGTAGTTAGCGACATTCTGTTTTAAGGTATTTGAAACGACGTTTGTTAAACTACCACTTGTGTCGTAAGACAACATTTTAATTTTGATCTTATTATTTTCCTCTGTAATTGCAACCTTTGCGGGTGCCCCAAATTGAGAAGGCATTGTTCTAATGATAGAATTGTAATCATTTACGGTAACCGCTCTGTTTTGGGCTGCAAAGTTAAACGAAACCATGTTTCTAACGTCATCGGTTGTTGGTAAATTAGCACCTCCAATAGCTGCAGTTACGTTATTACATTGTAAACTATTAATAACACTTCGGTTAACAGAATCCGATGGACCATTAACCGCAAATGATACAGTACCAATTTGATTAATAGTATTAATACCTAAATTACTTGATAATCCACCACCAATTCTATATTGAACGAATAGAGTTGTGTTTGGTGTTAAAGCGGCTCCCATTGCAAAGTTATTAGTATATCTACTTAAATCAAAACCTTTACCATCACGAGCGAATTCTCTTAATTGTTGTTCAGCCGATATGTTACCGCCACCGAATGTCATCTTACAGAAACCTTCAGGTGTATATTCGCTGATGAATTTATTTGATGTCGTAATGTATCTACCAACTTTAATACCGGGTTGATCCGATACTTTAGTTGGGTCTTCAATGAAAACTCTATCTTGTACCAATGCATCAACTTCAAACCATCTCTCAGGTCCTACAGTGATAAAATCTTGTGGTTGAGGTATTGTTGAGTATTGAGTACCAGATTTAAGTAGAACACTTGTAATACCCAAAACATTCTTTTCAGGTAAAAATAATTCTAAATAAGGTCTAGCATCATTAGCTGTTATTACTCTCTTATAAACTTTTGTAATACCATTAACAACAACTTCTCGTTTAACAATCGTGTAATTAATAAGTTTACCACTTGAGTCAAAGTTTGGTATTTTAACTCTATTTGGTGATCCTTCGGCGTTAATTGGTGAAGCAAAATCAATATCGTAAACAGTTTCAAATGGTTGTCCTGCACCATTAACTTGGGATCCTCTTCTTAATACTCCACAGTATCTTAAATCCTCTCTATCACCAAATGCCGGTACGGTAATTGAAAAATCAACCAAAGCAACAGATGGTCTTTGACCTGGCACTTTTAAACCATAAGTTCTTGCTATATTATAAACTGAATTCTTTTGTCGCGCAAACTGTAATACAGTTTCTTGAATACTTCTATCTATTTGGAAGTTGAGGTTATCGGTAACCGCAGCGTTCAAATCTAACATGACAGAGAAAATACCTGCGTCATTAAAGTTTTGTACTAAATCAGGATAATACGTTCTAGTAAAGTTAATTAACTCAGTTCTTACTCCTTGAAAATCTCGGACCGTATAAGATATATTCTTTTCTGCCATATACTATTAAATATTGATAATAATAAAATCACTAGATTCAAAAGCCGAATCCGTTATTCTATAATCTATTTTAATTCTTGCTGTGTGTTCTAATTGAGCAATATTGGTTACTCTAAATTCTCTTTCACCATCTCTATTCACCGTATATCCTTTGTCCTCTAACCCTGCAGATGCTGGTTCAACGGTAATGTTGGTCACTTGTAGATTTGGCATGTAATTACCTATTGTATCTCTGATTTCAGATTCGATATCTGAGAACGTTGGTCCGTCTAAAGGTTCAAAAATATATTCATAAAGTCGTGTACCAAAATCAGGTAAAAAATATCTTGACCCTTTTCTGGTTAAAAGTAAATGAACTAAATCAGATCTAATTTCAGCTTCAGTAGAATTTGTCACATCCAAATATCTACCTGTAAATGAATCCACAAAAGGGAAAGAAATACCGTATGTAATACCATTTGCCATATCACATATAAATATAGGTTAGGTTTTTTTTAAGTAAAAATTAGAACAAATAAAAAACCCTCCTTTTTGGGGAGGGTTTTTTTATTAATCTTCGATATCTAAATCAATTCGTTTGTCGGATTTGAATTGTCCGAACATGTCTTCATATCCGTCTGTCATATACGCCTCATCAGAATAATCATGTTTAACTTCGGAATTTAAGATTTTTTCAATTCTTTCAGGATCGTTTTTAAATAATAAAACTCGTCTCTCTTCATATCCTTCACCTCTAGTGTGGTCAGTTACATCAACACCCCAAAACGTTTCACCAGACGATTTGTCTTCATATTCTTTCATGGTAAATTTACCATCTTTGGATTTTTTAACATTACCTGTCTCAGACATATTATTTTTAAGTTGTCTGTTTTTTATATAATCGTATGCCTTTTTGATAACAGCGCCTCCAAGTGCAAGTCCACCTAAAGTTAATAATACACCTTCATTAAGGTTCTTTTTACTTTTTTGTTCTTCTCTTATCACTTTAGCTACGATATTAGCTAAGTCTCTTTCATTAAGTCTTACTACTTTTTTCATAATAATTTTTATTTATAAATATCACGTATAAAAAAAAATCACCAATTTCTCGGTGATTTTTAATTTTTAGGAAGAACATCCAAAACATTCGAAATCCGAATTTTCAGGTTTCTGTGGTAGATTTAAATTATTATATTCAACTTTCGGTGGTTCAGGCGTTACTTTTGGTTTTTGTTTTTTTGAAATGTCCATCGCCAAATGTTTTGCTCCTGTTGAAATTGCCTTGGTTCTAACATAGTAACAAAGTGTTTTCAAACCTCTTTCCCAAGAGTGGAAGTGTGATGAAGTAATCTTTGATAATGTTGGATTAGACATATATATATTCATTGATTGTGATTGGTCAATGAATGGTGCTCTGTCCGCCGCCATATCAATAAGTTGTTTTTGTGATATCTCCCAAATTGTTTTGTATTTAGGTATCAAATGTTCAATTCGTTTAACTTTCTTATTGTAATTTTTATCTTCAGGATCTAAGTAGTTGTTGAAATTAATATTTTGAATCGATCCTTCATTCATAATAATTTCATTTTTTAAGTCCTCAGACCAAATACCAATCTTTTCAAAATCATTGATTAAATATTTGTTGACAATCATAATTTCACCACCAACAACTCTTCTGTTAAAAATCGCAGAATGTGCAGGTTCTGTCATTTCATAAGATCCTGTGATCTTAGCCGAAGATGCCACTGGCATTTGTGCGGTAAATAATGAATTACAAACACCGTGAGATTTAACATTCTCTTTTAACTTATTCCAATCCCACATTCCTGATCT